GGACTTACTTATGCCTGGGGCACCACAAACCCTCACGAATACGAAATTAAACAATTAACGTAAACTAACAGTATCTACACACGTATATTTAAAATTTTAAGTCACCTAATAGAGCTATAAATTTAGTTACTAGGGATAGGACCAGTTATGTGTCCTCACATTTAATAAAATATTTTAGATGTATGTAAATACAAATGTATCATCACAGTCTTCGCTGCTAACAATTTTAAAACGAACAAAACAAAGGGAAAAACGATAATTTACGAAACCTTTATCACATTCAGTGATTTCACCTCACCAATCCACTCTGAACACCAATCGTCATCATACTCCTCCCAAGTTCTCATGTGTTGCCACATTCCTACTTGATCAAGTGCAATTCGGACCGTCTCACGAAATCTATTAAAATAGACATGTCCATAATGGTATGCGAATTTAAGAGCGTCTTCGATATTAAGACGCAATTGCTCTTCCGGATCCAGAGTCTTTGTAACCCAATTACACAATTCGTGTATTGAATTAACATCCAGCGGAGCCAACATACGATCCGGGTATGTTGGGTGTTTGAGAAAGCCGCGCTTAAGAAAAGTAAGATCTTCTATTTTCTCATATCTCGAAAGTGTTTTCATTTTCCGAGCATCGGTATAGCGAATTCCATATCGCTCATACTCAGCAGCTAAAGAAGTACGATTAAATGTCTGGAGTATAACATCATCAGATGCAACAACTCCATCATCTCCTAGACAGCCTGTCTTAACTCGTTCTTTATAAACCTGCATATTGGCCAGTTTTTGTTGACCATTCTTTTTCATTATTATTAAAAACATGCATCTAGTATAAATTTCATGAACTATAGAGTTAAAAATTGATGTTAGGGCTGATCCGGAGGGCATTCCACCATACTTTTGGAACACTAAGTTTCCAATAAAGGATCGCGTATGTATCATTTCTTCTACTAACACTCTCCTTATAAGTGCTGCTTCTTCTCCATCATTGTACCATGCGTTTATGATATCACACGTCATGGCTATAGCAGCAGCTTTCTCACTTCCGTCGAAGTTTCCAAAATCTTCATCAAAACCATGGAATCCTTTCGCTTTCAATTCATTGTATAAATTTGTCCATGCTGGTCCATCAACATTAATGCCACAACAACTAAATATTTTAGTGTGATTTTGAATAAATGCGGCACAAAACATCAGAAAATACTGTCTAACCAATATTTGATAGTCAACGGGCGCAGCACAAAAAGCTCGAGTTTTCCCAGTTTTGATACGGTCCTTTTTCCGGCGTTCGTCCTTTAGACAATTATGCCAAAGAGAAAACATTAACTTCCCCTGGGCGGCTAGCTCAAGGCGTCTCTTCAAATTATGTGCTAAAGTTTTAGATTGCACAATGTATTTAGGTTCCTGTTCGGTTCCCAAATTTTCAAAGAGAAATCTCTTACCTAGCTGTCCAGCCTTACGTTCCCTAACGTATGGAAAACCAGGCGATGTTCCCATCTCCAAGCGATCACATCCTTGTATCTCTGCAATTCCATTAATCGCTTCTTCCTCAGTCAATACGCGTGGCTTGTGATTAAACTTCATTGCAAGAAGATCTTGCTCAATAGAATCACCAGCTATACGCATTTCCTTCATTGGAAGTGGTAATTGGATATCTCCATATTTCTCAAACTCTCGTGGCAAAATTGGTTTTCCATAATATTCGGGGTCTAAACGTGGGTCTTTCTCATACAAAACTGAGGGTTCAGTCACTGGGGGAAAGACTCCATGGATTATCGACTTGCGAATTTTTGTGTCACGAGCTTGTGCTACATTAATCGCAAATTTGCCTTCGCAATAGAAGTTACCTTCTAAGACTTGAGCATTAACTTCACGTTCTTTAAGAAGTTTAACATAATCCTCAGAATCTTCCCATGTATCTGATACTTGCTTGCCATACTGTGCAATGAGGTTATCAATAATCTCTTTCGTAAGCAAGCAAGACAGAGCTGTCCCAGTATCATCATCATAAGCGGTATGAATTCCCACAATCTTATCAGGAGTTGTAGTGTTACAAATAAGCAAAGGTGCTCCACAAAACCCATCTTCCGTTTGACATTGCATTTTCCATCCCTTCCTCAACAAAGTTTTCTGATGTTCTAAAGGAAAACCAGGTCGGTCTTCATGAATTTGATAAATATATTCTTTAAGATGATCTAAAGAAATAGCTCTTCCGCATATTTTAACAGTTTGAACTTTTATATTAAGTCCATAATAAAGAGCATCAATTTTATCAAAAATTTGTAACGTTTTAGTTGTAACAAATTTATCACGAATATCCTTAAATGAGGGAATCTGATAAGAAAACTCGTACATACAAACATCTGTACGGGAATCACCCTCTCCTAACCTCGTCAACTTTGATCGATCCCATTCCTCAACGAAACCTATTCCAGTTTGGTTGACAATGGACACTAAGTCGCCTGTTGCTATTTTAGCCGCAAAATGATAGTTCATTACTGCTAACTTACCATAAACGCCTAAAATATTAATCATTCTTGGAGCTCCTCGATAATGATGAGTTGCCATAAAAAGATTACGACTTAATTTTCCAGTTGGTGAACACAGATCTCGTACCATTTGATCTCTTTGTTGAGTAACAACAGTCCTGACGGCTTGGGGTGCACTAACACGCGGTTCTCCTGCATGATATGCTTGTTGATTTTGTAAAGGATCATATACCTTCTCCTCTTTTAAGTTCAAACTTGGCTGCAAGGCGGGAGGGTCCTCTTTAGTGGTAGCCAAATTATAAATTGAGTAAGCAGTGAATAAAGTTCCTGCTATTGCTAAAGCTATTAATGATTTCATAATATATGGATGATCTTTATTAAAATTAGTGACCTCTTTTGAAAAAATTTTAAGAGCTCGTTTCCAGTATGAGACGTCATTCGGTAAAACAACATCTGTTGGTCTCAAATATTTTATTATTGAACGAGCTAAAGTCACACTAAAAATCCCTTGACCAATCAAATCCATATAAAAAGCCAAACAGTTGCAAGTGTCCAAAAACAATTCGTAATCTTCTTCTCCTCTCTTATCCGATGTTACATATTTAATATAGTTTTCACACCACATAACAGCGTTCTTTTCAGCTTGATCCTTCGACATGTGACCAGTTTTAACCAGTTCGTTAAGCCATTGTGATGCTATCATTTCATAACCTACAACAAAACCAGGTTCATCGTTATTCAAAAATTTACAAATTGAATCCGTTCCAACTTCCAACAAATTGTTTGGCTGAAACCTCGGTAGTCCGTCTTCAGTAAATCCATGGTATGTTGGTGTATGACTACTCTCAGATGTTATAGTCATGTTTGCCAACGAATCGGTATCATCATCTCCTAAGACTTGAGTTCTAACTAACTTTGAATTAGTTATAAGATGAGTAACATCGCGAACTTCTTTAAGTCCCGATAACATGCGCGCTTGGTTTGAAAAAGCGCGCCCATATCGCATAAACGTAGCAAAATGTTCACAATTACACCTATCCAATGAATAATATACTTCACGAGATAAAAGTCGAATACACTGTTTTCTAAAATCAATGCTATCGCGCGGAATTAAATTCCATTTGTCACTTTCTTCTGAAAAATTACGTACTCTTACGGGATCTCCACTAGCAAACTGTTCCAAAGATTCACTAACAATTATTGCTTCGCCAGGTTTTCCATTCGATTGCAAGTGGAAAATATTGTTTTTT